GAAAAGGTCGCGGACTTCATAAAAGGTCTTACAACGAGCTTTAGGCCCGGAGAGGACCTCGTATTGGAAATGGCAGGAGCTTTCCAGCTAGGAAGGAACTTGACCGATGAAGTCGAGTACACGACCAAAAGAAGGAAACACCTGATGCCGCGGCCTGAGAATGTATCAACCCATACGTCGCTATGCAGCGGTTCGTCGATTGAGTACACTCGAGAATCAGGCGGGAAATGGAATACCCTTACTGATCGATCAGAAACGAGCTTTAGAAGCTTCCTTGAATCGACCTGCGAATCTGTCTTTGAACTGGAAATATGCGAAAACGAAGTACCGGATTACCGGGACGCGTTTGGCAATATAGTCTGTTCCAGACAAAACTCAGGTCTTCCAGTTTGGAAGATAGCATATCTCGAGACACCTCTTGAAGCTGAGAGTTTAGGCGATCCAATCAGTCCTTGGTTTGATTTGGAAAACCCAAACTTTACGGCCGGAGTAGACGCTCGGCTGGGAAAACTTCTCCTCGCCTGGTCGGCAAGGATGAAGTCCAGACTCGAAGGAATACCGTTGGTGAAGGTAGCAGTAGTTACCGAGCCGGGTTGTAAAATCCGACCAGTAACCTCAGGTCCAACCTGGTTATACTCCTACCTAAGTCCAGCAGGTCACATCTTCAAAGATTATATCAGCCAACTTCCTGGAGCCCATGTCGGTCTTAAAGAATCAGACCACTTGTACCGATTTGGAGAGTCGTTTCATAATCATTACGCGAGTAACGACTTAAACGACCTCTACATCAGTACATCTGATTTGACTTCGGCAACCGACAGGGCGGTCCACCAGATATGTGAGGCTCTGATGAAAGGCATAGCAGACGGCATGAAAACGCACAACGTTATCACGCCGGGAATGCATGACTACTTGGTAGACTGCATAGACCTATTATGCTCCCCTCGCAAGGTAACCTGCAAATTCTCCAAAAGAGAATATCGCAGGCTCCCAAAAGAAGTAAGGGACAAGCTTACCCTAGAGGGCAGGCGAACCTATACCTTTGAGACCGTACGAGGAGTGCTAATGGGCGAGCCACTTACAAAGTCAGTCTTAACGGCAGCCAGTATGGTTGCATACCAAGCCGCCAAGATAGGACTAGACTCATGCAAGTTAAGCGGAGCCTTAATAATCGGAGATAAACGAAGCCGGGAGCAAAAGGAAAGAGAGA